CATAAGATTACCAGCACGCTCCAACGACTTCTCCATCATAAGAATCTGCGGAGCAAGCCGATCAACAGCCGCCTCCTGCAACAAGTCAATAGCCACACCAGCCTCAACATTCGGAGGCACAGTACCTTGCATAACCTCCGTCAAACCAAACACATCCTTCAACCTAGCACCCATATCCTGCAAGTGTTGAATAACATAACCCGGCAAACCCGGAAGCGGAATAGACTCAGGCACCTTACCAGCCACAGGATTATACTCAAAGATAGCACCCGGCTCATCCGTAATACGCTGACGCAAAGAACCGACCGGAGCCAACATCTGCGGCTTCAACGTAAGATTCTTATACTCAACAATCTGCGAAAGAGTACGATTCAACTCCTTCTGCAACGGCACAGCCTGCTCAACAACACTCGTATCCCACAACTGGCCCGGAATACGCAACCCCGGAAACTTCACCAACGGCAACTCCATAAACGGAAAAGGCCAAGGCGAATCATAAAGAATAATCGAAGGATCCTTAGTAAACACAACAAACCTACCCTCAGGATACTTAGCCGAAGGCAAGAAGTACCCGTAAAAAATCTCGCGCACATTCTCCTTCGTCGTACCAGAAGCAAACGAATACAAACCCGGAAGCGACTCATCAGGATAACGATTAACAGCATTCGGCTTCAAACGAACACCATACTTACTAAAAATCTCATCCGTACTAACAGCATGAGAACAAATAGCAAACTTACAATCCTCAAACACCTGAGCCGAATCATCAAGAAGCACATTAAACGGAGCCATCACATCAACGCGAACATCCCCCTCAAAAACCTCCATCTCAAAATCATCAGACTCAAGGCCCTGCATCTCAAGATTATCACGAAACAAACGCTCAACAAGAGGATCAACAATAGGATTACCCTCAGGATCAATCATCAACTTAACACTAGAACCAATCTTATCATCCCAAGTAATCTTCCAAAAACCATTACCCGCAATGATGCTCCAAAGCATAGCCTCCTCGCGCTTCTCACTCAACGAGAACTTCGACCACCAATGCTCAAGAAGATTCTCAGCAACATCAACAGCCTTAATAGTTTCAAACGAAGCCTGAATAGGCGTAGCATAAAACGTAGGCTTGCTCTTCGTAAGACGGGCGAGCAAGCCCATGCTATTAGGAGCAATCTGATTAGCAACGATACGCACACGATAACGCGGCTTATCACCATCATCAGTAGCCAACGACTCAATCCTACGAGTACGCTTATTATAAAACACGTACTGCTTACCCTTATAGAATGCGAGGTTAATCTTCCAAGAACGCTCCATCAATTCGCGTTGACGCTGCAACTCATCCACGCGCTTAACGAGACTAGTCGCCGAAGCAAAACCAGCAGGAATATCCTCTACATATTGTGTACTAGTCTCATCCAATATGATCCTCCTAAACGAATTCAATATCTCCCGGCTCTAACCCAGCCTCAGATAAAATGTTTTTATACTCTTCTGGAGAGATCAACTTATTACGCAAAGCCCAATCAGCATCCTGCTCTTCCTCGTCCATACGAAGACGACCAAGTGGCATATCCTCAAGCGGCTGTGCACCCTCAATACGAAGCCTCTCTAAGCGCAAACGCTCAGTTTCTAACTCTAACATCTTCTCAGTCCAAGAACGATGCGTCTCTAACAAGTCCTTCATAACCTCTAATAAGATTTGATCAGCATTATTAAACACTACCAATAACTCCCCATAGTTTCATCAACAAACTCTTCTCGGCGATCACCACTAGGACGATCCCTAAGAACCCAATCAGGCAAACCAGAGTTAGGATTATCATCAGGAGTATACTCTCCAAGCAGAGCACCAGCACAACGAAGCGCAATCTCCACAGAATCCAAACAGTCATCCTTAGGTTTGCTAAGACTAGCATCATAATTGACCCACTCGTCAATAAAATCCCGATGCTCCTTCTTAATCTTCACCTTACCGATTCTAAACAATGGACTCATGGCAAGAATACGTTCCCATTTCTTGCCCTTCGCAAAAATTGGAACAATAGGAGGCATTGAAGGTAATCGTTCAGCCTGCTGAACCAGCGCAGCCTGATAAGCATTCGACTCAATGCCGATAATTTCAGGCGTATAATTAATATAATACTCTTCAATTTTCTCCAATTGTTCAACGAACGGGATACGCGCCGCAAACTGCTCTAACAAGAACACTTGATTAGAGTCAGAGACACCGACGATACTGATAACGAACCTGTCGCCCTTCCCGCTCATACTAACCGCAGGGTCTACGCCCATATACTTACGAAGTTTAAGCGCATTACCCTCAGAATCCTTCAAATCATCCACCTCATAATACTTTAACCACTCTCCTGCCAAGTCGCGGCCAGCCATGCTATCAAAAGCGGCGCAATACTCTTGGTTAAAGAGCAAAGGATGATACCTCTGCTTCACATACTCCCATTCTTTCTTAGAAAAGTAAGGATTATCAATGCTACGATACTCTACACGCGCATTATTCTCATCAGCCAAGGCTTGTTTTGACCAGAACTCGTCATAAAACCAGTTCTTCCCATCAGGAGTCGTTGTTGTAATGAGCATACCCTGCTTATCAGAAAGCGAAGGACGGGTAACGAGCCAAGCCTCCTCACTCTTAATGAATGCTGCCTCATCCATCCACAAGATGTCAAGGCCCGCACCACGCAAAGACTGCGGATCTTCCGCCGATTTGAACTCAACAAGGCTACCATTAGCAAACTCATAACGCAAATCACCACGATTCTCCTTAACATCCTTACCAATAACAAGCCCCGCATCAATAATCACCTTACGAAACGTCAAATACGAAGGCCTACCCACCTTATACGAAGCAGACAACGCCCAAACCCACAAAGGATCATCCCTATCCGTACCATGAAGATCCTTATGAAACTGCTCAGGAAACAAACAATAAAACAAAACCTCCCAAGCAGCACTCAAAGTCTTACCACCACGACGCCCCGCAACCAAATGCCTAAACCGAACCAGCGAATCCTCATTCGCATTAGCATGAAACAACGTCTGCCAATAATGCGGCAAATACCCAACACTAAGAAACCAGCCAAACTTCTCAGGAAACCGCGCAACCATCCCCGCCACAAACGCCTTATCAGCACTAGCACCCTTCTTAAAATTAAAATCAGGCATCAATGCTCCCTATGAGAACCACACTTCGGACACTTAGAATAATAATGAGGATTATCCAAATCACAATGATGACAATACCAAGGCTCCTTAGGAACATCCTTAATACGCCGCTTAGGTTGAACATTAGAACTAAACACAATAACTCCTTAATAAACTAACTACTTAATCTTTTCACCGTGCAAACAAACTGATGGCCGGCGTCGTCGGCCGGATCAAGCATTGAGAGTGTGCCGCCTGATCTGTAAACCCGTAGAGCGTACGTTTGAGCCGTATTTGCAATTGTCGCCAAAAATTGATAATTGACCGGACCGGGATCGGCGCCCCCAACCTGTCCCGTACCATACGAGCGCGCAAGAGTTACACCGGTAGTCTCATTATACAAGCCGCAGCCCGTCCAAACATCGCTACCAGTACCAAAGCGGTGACCAAAACCAAACTCATAAACACCCGGCTTACTAAAAATAATCGAACCACCAGAAAGAGATAAATTCTTTGAGTTTAATAGACCATTAAAACTAATTTTAAAATAACCACTAGTAAAATAACTTCCAGCGCCATCATAAATATACTGTCCATAAGCCTCATCATCAGCAGAAGGAATCTTAATCCAACTACTGCCATTATAAATGTATAAAGTATTAGTATCAGTCTCAAAAAACTGGGCACCCGCCTCAGGCGAATCCCAAGCAGTACGCTCAGCCGCCGTACCAACACCACCATGAAAACCAACATCAGCCTTACCCGAAGTCCTATAACGACCAACACCCGGCATTACGACCACTCCTTCTGCGCCGAAACCATAACACTCCTCCACAATAGAAAAAATAACCCTCCATATATAACAACGAACGAAAACACAAAAATGTAACATTTTAATTCAAAAGTGCTAAAAATATTTGTAGTCCATTGTATATATAGTGGATGGTCAGGACGGGGGACTCGGTATGTATATACCGTATTGTAATATTTTACAAGAGCCTTAGGAGCCTACCCGGGTATCCTCCTTTGGAGGATCGATTTTATTATAAGCCCCTCTTATACTACATACTAGTATGTAGTATTACTATCAGCCCCTATAGTAATATATTATATATATATAATATATTACACATACTAACTCTACAATGTAGAGTTAGAATCTTTTATAGTACCATAAGTCTTTGTTATCTCTAGTACTAGAGATAATGTATAATCCTAGTTTTACTAGGATTAGTGCTTGTTTAGTATCATCTAGGATAGATGATACTGTTTGACACTTTAGTTCCTAAAGTGTCATTGTTCTATCTATTCTCTTATTTAGAACTACTGTGACTTTGTCAAGTAGTTCTATAAGAGTTATAGATAGGTTCTAGTCTCTCTCTCCTATGAGAGAGATACTAGGGATTTCCGCCGAGTTTCCCCTCTACTTTCTTAGAGTTATCTTTCTTCGAACGAAGTGAGAAGAAAGAGAACTCAAGAAAGAGAGAGATAGTGACCGACGACCAGATTTGCCAAGTTCTCTCCGAGATGGACATTCCTCTGGAATGGATCTGGAGAAACTTT